CGCTCTTTCTGAGTCAGATGTTTTCCCTGCATGCAAAGGGATCTCCAGTAGGGCCAGAACGGTGATTTTATCCGGGTCTAGCCAGTGGGTCACTTTGTTGCATTTCAACTGGGAATGGGGCAGGCATATCGAGGAGTTGACGCATAAGTATTGCGTGGAATATATCGGCATTGATGCCACCACCGTTGGCCAGGGTGTTTTCCAGTTAGTGCGCCAGTTCTTCCCGGCGGCAAGGGAAATTAAGTACACCCCTGAAATCAAAACCGCCATGGTGTTGAAAGCCAGGCATACCATCAATAACGGCCGTCTGGAATATGACACCGGCTACACCGACATCACCCAGTCCTTTATGGCCATTCGCAAGACCATGACCGCCAGCGGCGCGCGTTCGACTTATGTTGCCAGTCGTAGCGAAGAAGCTAGCCACGCCGATGTGGCGTGGGCGATTATGCACGCCCTGTTAAATGAACCTCTTACCGCGACATATGGCGGTCACAGCCCTAATTTCTTGGAGTTTTACGGATGAGTAAGCGCAAAGGTCGCAAGGCATTAAGTCGCCCGGCAACCAATCACACCGCCAGTCAACAACAGCCGGTAGAGGCGTTCACTTTTGGCGAACCCTCCGCCGTGCTTGATAAGCGGGAAATTCTGGATTACATCGAATGCACCGGCAACGGTAAATGGTATGACCCGCCGATTAGCTTTGACGGGCTGGCGCGCAGCTTTCGGGCGGCGGTGCATCACAGCTCACCGCTCTATGTGAAACGCAACATACTGGCAAGCACGTTTATCCCGCATTCAATGCTCAGTCAGCAGGCGTTTAGCCGCTATGCGCTGGATTATCTGGTGTTCGGTAATGCGTTTTTAGAGGTGCGCCGTAACCCACTGGGCGCGCCGCTGCGCCTCGACCCCAGCCCGGCCAAGTACACCCGCCGAGGGTTAGAGAAAGATTGTTATTGGTTTGTGCAGAACTGGAAAGATGAACACCTGTTTGCCTCCGGTAGCGTTTTTCACCTGATAGAACCGGATATTAATCAGGAGCTTTACGGCTTACCGGAATATCTCAGCGGTTTAAATTCGGCATGGCTGAATGAAGCGGCCACGCTATTCCGCCGTAAGTATTATCAGAACGGTGCACATGCAGGATACATCTTGTATATGACTGATGCGGCGCAAAGCAGCAGCGATATTGAGGCGATGCGTAAAGCGATGCGCGACACCAAAGGGTTAGGCAACTTCCGCAACTTATTTATGTATGCGCCCAATGGCAAAAAAGACGGCATCCAGATTTTACCCTTGAGCGAAGTCGCCACCAAGGATGACTTTTTTAATATCAAGAACGCCACCCGCGACGACCTGCTTAGTGTTCATCGGGTGCCACCGCAGATGATGGGGATTATTCCTAACAATCACGGTGGTTTTGGTGACGTGGCGAAAGCCTCACAAGTCTTTGTTCGTAACGAGTTAACGCCGTTGCAAGAACGATTGAAAGAGGTTAATGACTGGATAGGGGAAGAGGTGATCCGGTTCAAACCTTATGAACTGATAAGCGAGGATTGATATGGGACGTAAAGCGCCAACGCCACCACCATACAAACCCGACGACACAGTGAAGAGACCCGCGCCACCGCCGCAGCCGCCCAAAAAATGCGAGTGTACAGGCTGCTATCGTCGGCGAATGGAATTAGGCGGATATCAGCCGCATAGCTGCGGTGTGGGTATTGCGGTTTCAAATAGTTAATTGATATTTTTGAACATCATAGCCGCCGAACCGGGCGGCTTTTTCATGCCAGAAAAGTAGCGATTCCAACACCTCGCACCAAAAGCCACCAGACGCCCGCCACGCCCTCACTCCTTACGAGCATACATTGACTCAAAATATAATAGAACGCAGCACCACGGCTCGCCTAAGATCGATAAGTAAGGGTATCAGACCCATCTTCGCGCAATACTATCCCCGCCACGCCTTCGCGCTTTGCAGGCCGCTTTTCATGCACTTGCATGAGGCATCGGGAACCGCGCCGGGACTGGCGCTAACAGGGGAAATAGGGGAGGGGATCGACATGCGGAATCATGCACTATATGCATGCAGCGCTAAATTTGAGTTTAAAAAAAGCCACTGTAATAGCTACAGTGGCCTGTAAAAAAACAAGGTTTACTTTTCACACTCAAGTATTAAATAGACTAATGGACGGTCAGTCGTACCATTCTTTTTAGCAACCGAAGCTGTAACCTTATTTTTTGCGATTCTCTTGCGCAAAGAGTCGCATAACACTTTGTTTATATAACCCAATTTCGCACTTTCATGCATAACAGCGATGGCGTTTGGGTCATGCTCGTTATCTGACTCAGGAATAAGATTTACCATATCCCCAATAGAGACACGTTCCAAGTCCAATCCTAATTGATAGCGAGTACCTGCAACCTCGAGTAAAAGCTCCGCTTCACCGTTGAGCACATCAGGATCTATCAAAAGACAAAAACCGTCACCCGGCGATTTTGCACCGGTATATCCCAATAGTGCAAAGTCAGAGCCTTCAAATGGTGAAGGTAAAAGATGTTGCGCCAAATACTCTTCAAAATCCTTACGTTTGCGCGGAGGTAAGCGCCGAACAAAAGGCTCTAAAACATTATTAGTATGTTCAGCATGTTTCATACTGAACGCAGGGTGCCCCAAAAAACCTTTATCCTTTGCAGCGATAAAGTCTTCTGTATCAAAATGGTAAGTGAACGTATAGCTATCATCAGCCAGCCGATTCAATTGACCAACAATGTGCCGGGTTCCACCGGTAGTAGGTTGCCAAGTTAGCAACAAGCGACTCGGCTCTATAATTTTATTGATAGTTCGCATATTTAGAATCACTGATAGCCGTTGATGTCTGCGTTCAAGTAGCCGAATAGTCCAGTCAGCTCTCATTTTGGTGAAAGGTTCACCAACTTTTATATCACATAATTCGCGAATCTGATTCGTCAAAACATCTAGATCAAAGTTCAATTTTTTAACCATGTGAGCAGCATAAGCTTCATCTTTAGCTAAAGTTTGTATTGAACTAAGATGATTGATTCTTATCCTGGTATCTTCGCGACTCTTCCTTAAATGATGGCAGCCATTTTGGATGTATTCATCTAATTTTTTCTTCGTCCAACTTTGGACTCGATTCGCAAATCGTTCATGCCCAAGACTGGTGCCATTATCAAAGAATGGCGCAATTATTGCTTTAACTTTGTGAGTAGCATTTTCGCCGTTGGATCCCGGTACAAAGATAAACCCCCAATTTTCTTGATGTCTATCCGTATTCCCAATCAAAGAGTCCAGCAGCAACATATCACATAAAGTTTCTGTCCATAAGGGATGCGGGTCTAGATATCCATTAATAGTAAATTTTCTGCATATCAGCCTTAAATCTTCTATATTGTGATGTTGACCTGAATCATCATCAAAGTCATTTATTAATACGTGAAAAAATTCTGATGCATGGACAAATAGTTGGCGATCTTTATCGTAAAACCACTCTAATAAAGCACCAAACTCGGTTGTTTCGTCATCCTGTTTTCTGACCGCTGGGTAGGCTTTTGGAACCGAAACCCCCAAGCTCTCTCCAACAAGGAATGCTATTGTCTCCATCCAAAACTGATCAGGATAAGCATCCCTTGATAGCTTGAATAAGTAAGGCCAACTAGGCTTAATACCCGCAGGGGGATTAGATGGAGACCAAAGCATTTTCTTGTCCCTAGCGCCGATAGGGAAAATACCATGCTCATCATCCTTACGCCAATCAGTAACATCTATCAGAGGTATACTCATTATATTTTTGATTTATATAGTTTTAAGTGCTTGATATGCCGCACTTACATATGCAGCCTGATATTTAGCGTCATGAAGAGCATGGTGTGCATATTCGTTCATCTTAATTGCAGCACGAGCATCAAAATTCTTTAATTCTTTAGCGAGATCAATAATAGTACGCACGTCTCTATCATTTCTAAAATCCCAAGGTAAATCAATAGATTGCTTACGATATGCGGAAGCTAAAATAGCATTATCAAAACTTGAACCGTTTCCCCAAACCTTAACATTTTCATCACCAAACCGTTTGATGAAATCTGAAAATTCAACCAGTATAGCTTTCATACTTAAAGAATCGGGTTCATTAAAGACAGAACGTGCTTCATCGCTTTGTTTCATCCACCATTGCAGTGTTGCTGGCTCTGGCTGTCCTGACTCCAAAGCGGAGCTTAAATGCACTACTTTATAAAACTCAGCATGTTGTGTGCCTGACGGAAGATCGAAAAAAATTGCACCTATTGATATCAATGGCGAGTCTGTCGAAACACCCAAGGTTTCAAGATCCAACATTAAATGACTCATTTTTTCAATCCTCACCATAATAACCTAGACATTATGAGACGTTATAAAATTAACACTGACAATAGTATACTAGCTCAACAGATACCTAACACTATGACGCTCTGAAATCAGTGACATCACACGTTAGAACTCTTGATGGACATTGCATTTATAAATGTTTAATTCGGAGGTATGAAAAATATCTTACCAGCTCAATACTCTCAGCATAGTCAACGAGTTATTAAGTTTTAGTCGCCGACTCAACCTTAACTTTCGGCTTGTTTGACCTCCGCCCTCGCCTCTTTAACAAGCTCTGCAATCCAAACCAAAGCAATCTCTTTATCATTCTGTTGTCTCTCATCGCCGTTAGTAAGCCGCGCTATCAGATCAATTCTTTCGAGTAAGACTATTTTTTCTAATGAAACTAACACCTCATCCCTCCGCCACATAAAACACTGTTTTTATATGCAGTATTTTATGTGCTTTTTGAGAAAGATTCTATATAAACATATGTTTTTAATTGGTAAAATATCTTGGCTATAAAAATAGCCTATTGAGCAACAAGCCTTTTATGCATCAAAACAGTGAACATAGCACGTCACGCTACATATTTAATTAATATCGTGACGCGTCACAGCGGTTTAATCGTACTAATTAATAAGCTGTTGATGCCTTTGGTCTGCCAGCATGCCGCTTCACCCCGCAAACAACACCCATTCGGATCGCCCGGCAAGGTATCGCCACATTTGCCACAGTGTTGTTTACCCAGCTCAGCCAACTGTTCTTTTAGTCGCTGGTTGTCTTGCCGAATAAGCATCGCGATATACTCCGGTAGATCATAAGCTGGTCGAAACAGGCGCCGGGCGGCCATGCCTTCGGTCAACATGGCGTATTCTTCTAGCTCTAATCTGACGCGAATTTCATTGATACCAGCGGCTTTGTCGCGCTGGCGCTGAGCCTGTTTGCGAGTAGTTGCAGCGGTTTTAGTCATGGTTTTCCTCTCAGGTGGATTAATCATAGAATTCCGGCCAATCGGGCAAGGCTGGGTATTGGATCACAATATCACCAACTTTCATTTTTGCCCCACGAGCTAACGATTCAAGCATCCAACGTTCGACGCTGATATCTTTCAGCAGTAAATCATTGCGGATTTGAGGGATGCGCTGGCGTTCTTCGTGGGTTAAACGGGCTGAAGGCGCAATAAATCGGCCTTTGGTGGGGTCATAGCTACGTTGTGTCTTGTTAATCGTTGGTTGTTTCTCTTTAACGCGAGCCACCATCGCTCTCACGGCGGCAGTGTCCGACCAGTCAATAACGACATCCGGTGGGTATTCCATCGCCATCACAGGCATTTTAACCTGCCCGTTGGGGTTATTTGGCGCTTGGGTGTTGCCACCTAACCCACAGTTATTGACAGGACTCCGAGGCGCGCCAGAGGCGCTTTTCAACGTCAAAGGCTCAACGTCAACAGCACCAGCAACGATGCGCCATTGAGTTGTGCGGGTTTTATGAATATGGTCAGCGCCCAAATGCGGCGCATAGATACCCACGACTTTCTGTACTTCTTCATCGTAGGCGTTCAGCTTATCGGCGACGCACTTGGCGACACGCACAGTCTGATTGCCGCTATTGGTTCCACCCTGTGCGGCGATGTAGGCAGCAAAATCACCCTCGTCAGCCGCATGGCGCACGGCCTCCACGGTTTCGTCGAAAGTCTCAGCCAGACTGATAAAACGGATACGGCGACACTCGCGATAAGCACCCATAGACGGAATGCCAATCGGGCGAAATTGAGGGATGCGCCACGTTGCCGCCCACGCCGTCACCGCCGCGGCGGAATCGGTCAGTAGCTCACCGGTTTCATGGTCACGTTCACCCTCAAGCGCATAGCCGTCGATATTCTTGGCAATGTATTTAGCGATGTAACCAGCGGCTCCGCCTTTGTTCAGGTGTTTGCACTCAAAACGATATTTAGCGGCTCCGCGCTCGTCACTGTCTTCTTTCAAGGCATAGCGGCGCATGATGTCGATAATCTGTTGGCGCTGGCGACGCTCGCAAAACAGCATCATGTGCCAGTGCGGGGTGCCATCATGGTGCGGCTCAACCACCCGCATTCCATATACGCTTAATTTATTGTCTTTAAAGGCGGTGCGCATTTTGCTCCAAATGTTGCAAAGGTAGCGCTGGCCGTCTTTTGGGGAATAGGCTTCATCGTCCCACTTATGGTTAAGCTGGACTTTCTCGTTATCACCTTTACCGATAACGCGGGTCGGGTGATATTTTGACGGAGTGGTAACGGTCAGGAACATGCCAACATGCTTCTGTGAAGCTGCATATTTTTCAATGCCGGCGATGGTGCTCATTAGCTCCATACGGCGAATTTCTGGGTTAGAAATACTCGCCATCACCTTATCAATCAGGTCGATGCGCTCACCGGTTTCAATATTTTCTAACTGGCAGCTTTTGAGATATTCCAAATTAGACTGGCGGCGGGCGAACACTTCGCGGATAGCCTGCTTACTGGCATAAGAAGAGGCCGACATATCACGGCTGACATTACCGACAGCAATCAATAACGCTTCCCGCCAGCGGGTGCGCTGTGCTTTGAGCTTGCGTTCCCACCATTCGGAATTAACCAGCCGTGACAGACTGGCGATAGCAGACCTGATATCTAACCGACCTTTCAGATATTTGCGCCAGTGCATCGGGGTGATATTAAAAGCGCGCGCCATTCTGGCAAGTTTACCGAATATCCGAGCTTGTGTTTCATCCTGAAGTAAAACGGCCCTGTCACCCTGATTAGCGTTAACGCATTCATCACAATGATCGCCGAACGCTACCATTAGCTCATCACCGATTTTGCGGGCAAAACGGCGCAGCTCTTTATCATGCATATCCGCTAAGCTGGCATAGGTTGGGGCATAAGCGTAAAAGCTCATTGATGCACTGAGGCGCATAATATTTTTGCTATTGACCACCTGAATACGCGGCCAGATACGCTGGTCAAAGACAAATACCAGCCATTTATTAGCGTCGTTTAGCCCTTTATTGGCTAACAGATATTCATAACGCGAAATAAATTGAGCGCGCAGGAAGCGAGGTAGCTTATTGATATTGGCTAAAACAGCTTGCCCCTGAATCAGTTGTTCACGGGTAAGCGGTCTTTCCGGCCATGATATTGCTGGGCGAGGGGCGTTCCATGGGTAAACACCAACGAACGGCTCGCCAGTATTTCCCGGGAAAGCGGGAGGCGGCGAAGGTGCAAATCGCCCCCTTGCCGCTCGTGGTTTGTTGCTGTCTGTCATTTCAACGCCTGACACACTGCTTGTTTGTCAGTCATTGCTATTCTCTGTAACATAAAAAAACCTAATCAAAAGGAGTTGTGTCATGAAAGATAAATACATTGATGGCATTGCCATATCCAATATTGACGATAAAATCAGCAAACTAGTCTCTGGAGTTGCAAAAAGGGAGCTGGGCGGCGGCTCCATGCTTGTCGCTATCCAAAATGAGACAGGCGACGTTTACCGACTCATCACCTCAGAAGGGATGGGGTCATATCTTGATATTGTTCAGGGACTTGCTAAACTGGGACTTAAAGACCTACTGGCTGAAGACCTTACCCCTCAAAAATATGACAGCCTTTTTATTTTCGAATAAATACAGGGGCGTCAGCCCCTAACCCCATGCTTTGCCATGTATTTATCAACATACATTTTCGTCCTCCCTGACCTTTCATCTTGACGACAGACTGAAAACGCCCCCTGACATGACTTCCCTATACGGTTAATTTCAGCAGCTAACGAGGTAAAGCTATTAATCTGCGCTTCAGCTATATTGCGTTTTATTAATCCCTCAACCAGTTGTGCAATAGTTGGATAATAAGCAATTGGATCTAAACGCTCCTGCCCCTCATTTTTACCTTTCTGACTGACTTTTACTTCATTGAGAATAAATTGCAGGCTGTCAGAAGTAACAACGTGTTTTTCAGCGATTTTAATATACATAACAAATCCTTTAATTAGGTAATAAATTAGGAGAGTGAAAATCTTTAAATCCTTTTTCACATAATTCAGCAAGGCGCTTGGTTTCCTCGACTAGTGCCGGAATAGAATTAACGCCAGAGCGATAAATACGATGGTGAATTAAATCACTCACCAAACTAACCCTTGTCGGATAGTGAGCAATTACCGCCAACACTCTTTCTTTTTCTTTGGTAAATTTAATCTCGTTAAGCACGAGGTTTGGAATACGATTAAAATTTTTGGTTTGCTCACACAAAGTAATTGCGTAACGAGCATCAATAATGATTTCGTCAACCATCAGTGTTGTGCCTGCGCTTGGTTGAGAAATCCCTCAGCTATTTGGTTAAGCAGGTCAGCAGATTGCCAGCAATTCAGCTCATGATTTAGAATTTTATTGCTCACCCCTTCCAAACGTAATGCAACCAGTTCAGCCTGATTTTTCCGCTCATCCCTGCGCGCGTCATTGAGCATCAGCTCCATTGATTCAACTGATATGATTGCGGAGGTGTTCTCGCTGTCCGGCTTGGCAGGATCTACGCCAATCCATATTTTTTGTGCTGTATTCTGCATAAGTAATTCCTGTTTTTAGGCAATACGAAACCCGGCGAGTAAAACGCCATGTATTGCAACTTTGGTTAATTAATAATATTCAGTGTGCGGTCATCATTACTGACAAATGACGGCAATGAGCGAGTAAATTCAATGAGGTAATTCAACGTTTCAACAATAGACTCTCTTTCTGCTGGAGTTAATTCTGCAAACTGCATATTCACATGGCGACTTTTTAACCCGGCATGAAAACAAATTGTTTTACGCAAATGTGCCGGTGACTTATCAAAAGCCTCTTGAGCAACATTCTTTCTATTACGGAAATGCGTTTCTTTTAATTCAGCAATACGAGCAATACCCGTCATTCTTAATTTTTCAGATTCCGTTAATTGCAGCATATAACCCCCAATAAACACCCGAATAGACGGCGTAATATTGGCGTCTTCTTTACAGAGGACAATTCTTGTAAAAGCGCCTTTTGATTACTTCCCGGCTTCCAGCGCTGGCCATTCTTCAACTCCAGCATACCGTGACCGAAATGGCGCAGGTTTACCGGGCTTTGCTGTTTTAACAATGGGGCAATAGAAATAATCATAAAGACACCTCAACTCAAACCGGCGACAGCACTCAAGCCGCTAATAACATCAACGGTTGAAGCAAGCGCAGGGGTTGACTGAATGCGACACTGCACAGTCAGGCCGATAAGCGACAAATGGCGAATAGCAGTATTGACAGTATCCAGTAGCGAAGATTTACGGGAAACAGTCTTATGATCGCCTTGAACGGCAGCAGCGGCAATCAAACCCACGGAGGCAGTAGCATGTAGCGCATAAGTCGGAATATTGCCGGTGCAGGCTTCATTGACTGGCACCGATGGCATACAATTGATTTGTGACAGCAGGCCGTCTAATAACGTTGGGTCTTCGGTCTGGTCGGTGATGCGTAACAGTTCGTCAACAGTCAAACGGTGTGGCTGGTCTGGGTTCAATTTATTCCGCAGAACCTGCGCCGCTATCCCTGTGTTTGCTGCCAACTCGACTAAGTTGTGCTTTAAAGCAAACTGGCGGCAGACGTTATCAAAGTGCGGATGTTTGGACACTGAAAAATCAAACATGTTTTCCCCTCAGAATTCACTTAATGTGAATCACGCGCCAATGACGATTTGAAAACGGGAATGACCAAGTGCTTTTCTTGCTTCTAGTTCTTTGTAACGAGCATAAAGAATCTTGATAGGACCGCTAGCCCGCTTATTTCCTTTCTTGATAGTGCGCGGCTCAATAGGAATACAGGCGTCATTGCCAGTTGTACGACGATAAACAGTGCGAACAGAAACCCCCTCAAGAGCTGCAAACTCTTCTGGAAAGACGGTTTCACGTGGAATCTTGATTGTAATGAGTGCTGTCATAATGCATTATTCCCGGTTAGAAAATATTTGCCATTGATTGCAACGGTTTGCCAACTTACGCCATCAATGATATTCGATTTGAGCCAATCATAATGCTAGAGATAGTATTTGTAAATATTCGGATGAACATTTTATGATTTTGGATGATGAAATTAATAACGAAGCACTGCTTGATAGGATTTGTGAGGTTTACGGTTTTCATCAAAAAATTCAGCTAGCACGACATTTTGACATCGCCGCAAGTTCATTACAGAACAGGTACACACGCGGAACTGTCTCATATGATTTCGCCGTAAAATGTTCCATGGACACCGGCGCAAACATCCGCTGGTTACTCACTGGGAAGGGGTCAAGATTCAGCGGTGAAACGCCTAAATATGATGTACTAGAACTGAATTCATTCACTTTAAGTGAAAATAAGTTAATCGAAGATAGGATATTGAGTATCGACCCAAAACTATTTGGCAAAATTCTAATTCACCCGCAGTGCGTTAAATCTGATGGTAAGACTCATGTTATAGAGCTGGCTGCATCTATTTCAGATGGATTGTGGCTGGTAGATATTGAGGGTTCTATCAGCATCCGCGAGCTGGCTTTACTTCCTGCCAGGAAACTTCATGTTACGGGTGGGAGGGTTCCTTTTGAATGTGGTATTGATGAAATTAAAACACTTGGCCGCGTTGTTGGGATTTACACCGAGGTTAACTGATGGCAATCAGAAAACAGGCTGATGGATGGTGGCTCAGTGAACTTTACCCCGACGGAGCCAAAGGCAAGCGCATTCGTAGAAAATTCGCGACAAAAGGTGAAGCAATTTCTTACGAGCAATATATAGTTCAAAAACCTTGGCACGATGAAAAAGAAGATGTTCGGACTCTAAAGACTGTGATTGATGCATGGTTTACAGCACATGGAATAACACTAAAAGACGGTGAAAGACGGCAGCAAGCAATGCACCATGCTTACGAGTGCATGGGTCAACCGCTAGCAAAAGATTTTGATGCTCAAATGTTTTCACGGTACAGAGAGAAGCGCCTGAAAGGTGATTTTGCCCGTTCTGGCAGGGTGATTAAAGTTACACCGCGTACTATAAATCTTGAGTTAGCATATTTCCGAGCAGTTTTTAACGAGCTAAATCGTTTAGGTGAATGGGCTGGTGAAAACCCGCTTAAAAATATACGTCCTTTCCGTACTGAAGAGAGTGAGATGGCTTTCCTCACTAAAGAACAGATAGCCCTCTTATTGCTTGAGTGTGGACGAGAGAATAACGTTGACTTAGTGAATATTGTAAAAATCTGCCTTTCTACTGGCGCTCGCTGGTCTGAGGCAGAAGAGCTAAGAAGCAGCCAAGTTAATAAGTATAAAATCACTTATACCAAGACCAAAGGCAGAAAGAATAGAACCATCCCCATTAGCCTGGAAATATATGATTCCTTACCTGAGAAGAAAAAAGGACGTCTTTTTACCTCATGCTATGGCGCATTTCGCTCAGCCCTAAATCGAACAGAAATAGAATTACCAGCGGGTCAATTGACCCACGTACTACGCCATACCTTTGCATCACATTTTATGATGAATGGCGGTAATATACTGGTATTACAGCGTGTGCTTGGACATACTGATATCAAAATGACTATGCGTTACGCGCACTTTGCACCAGACCATTTAGAAGAAGCAGTGAAACTTAATCCTCTGGCAATGAGTGGCGATAAAGTGGCGATAGAGATTGTATAATCTGGCATTTCTTGGCAATTAATGGCAATCTATATCACTGATATATATGATAATTATATGATTTTCATATATATAGTTAGATACTCATAATCGCTTGGTCACTGGTTCAAGTCCAGTAGGGGCCACCAAATAAAACAAGGACTTAGATAAGAAATTATCTGAGTCCTTTTTCTTTGTTTTGATTTTGGGTCAGGTAATGGGTCAGGTAAG